ATACAGCACACTCATGTTCCTTTGCAATCTGACGAGCATGAACAGCGTTAGCTTTCAATGCCTCATCTTGTCTTGCGTATCCACCCTTGGCAAACTTGTCACCCATGTCAAGCAGTACAATGTCTGGCTTGTATGTCTTACAGATTGACTCTACCCATGCCATGTCACGACCAGTAGCATCTTTAATCTTGATGCGTTCCTTTACAGGCTGATACAAATCACGTGCCTTACTAGGGTTCTTCTTTATCTCTTGCATTGTCATGCCTGTAGCGGCAGTCAGATATCTTGCACCCACACGGTGATAACCTTCTTCGTTACACAACACAATGCAGTTAGCACCCTGATGTGCAAACCCGGACGGGCTGGCAATTAAGCTGGCATGAAAGGATGTCTTGCCAGTGTTTGGTCTAGCACCAATCTCAATCAAGTGACCAGCATTTACCCCTTCCACCTTACGTGTCAGGCTTGGAATGTTGAATGTCCACCGTGCCTCAAGGTCAGCCTTGGACATCAGAGTGTCCATGTCAATGTCATCCCACTCAACCTTTAGGTCAGGTGTGAAGTCATCACCGTACTGTTCAAGCAGATTACGTAGTGGCTCAAGTGTAGCCTTGTCACCGTTGACATAATCAAATCCAAGATTAGCAATGTCTTCTCCGACCACTTGCTGAAACAACTTAGACAATACCTCACCAGCAATGTCACCACCAAGAGGTGTTTCTTTCTTGATGTTATGAAACAGAGCAGAGTAGGCTTGCTTTTGTGCGGTAGTAAGAGTTGGGTTGTTTGACATGAACAATGCCTCAACCTCATCAGGTGTTACGGTACGCTCGTAACGCTGCATAGCAGTATCAACTGTCTGCTTTATCCTACGTACATCTTTGCTGAACAGTCTGTCTGGACAACGTGCGCCACGATGGTCATCGTAGAACCCTTTATCCATCAAACTTCTAACCAGTGATAATTCCATCTGTATCTCCTATCTCAATTAAATTGTCCATGTCCATCTTGTTACGATACTTCAGGTCATCTGTCAAGCGTAACACCTTGACGTTAGATACGTGACCTCTCAATTCTTTTGCAAACGCCAATGTCTTTGGTAAGGCATCAGGGTCTAGTGCAATGATAGCAGTCGAGAACTGTGCAAGATACCTCTTGTGTCCTTCGGACAACGATGTTCCCAACACAGCAACACCAACAAAAGCATCGTTCCCTACAACTGCGGCACTCACACAGTCCTCAACAACTACAGCCACCTTACCACAACCAAACGAAAAAGGCAAGGTGCTTTTACCATAGCGTTTCCACTTTGGTAATCGGTTAGATAGTGTACGACCTGTCGCATCAACCATCTTACCCTGATGTACAACGGGGAACACAACCCTGTTCTCACGCACGTCATACATCAATCCAAGTTCGTCAACATTTATACCCCACTGTTCTGTCCATGTCAAGACCTCATTACGATTGTTGTGAGGTACAACACAGTCAGGTAGTACAAAGGGTGCATCAGATGCATACTCTTCTGCGCCAGCAAAGCCAGCACGTATGTCATCCATTGATAGGTGGACACGTGTACCACCCTTAGTACCACAAGATGCTTTATAACAATTCCATACAAGTGAACCCATGTTATTGGTCACAGTGAATGTCTTGTACCCATTACACTTAGGACAATTCATTCTCTTTGTAGTTCCATTAGGTATATCTATATCACTTATAGTGTTATATATATTATTCATGTATTAATCACTTTCCTTTGCGGTACTTGTCATACTTATACCATGCTTTTTACGCTGTGTCAATGCATAATCTGCACTGGTCAATGTATTTTTTAGATAAGGTGTGACCGATTGTGCATTAGCGTGTCCTGTTACCGACATTATTTGTCCGATACCGACACCCGCATCAACCATCTCTGTTGTACCAGTTCTACGTAAGTCAGACAATCGTAGTTCCCTTGGCAACCCCGCATCATCCATGATTTCACGTGCATATAAGGGTAGTTTGTGCAGTGAATATGGTATATAAACACCACGTATGGGCTTAGGTCTTGGTGCTATGTATTCCTGAAAGCCGAAGTCCTCATTCTGTTGTACCAGCATATGATGCAACTCATCTGATATAGGTAGGAACACTTCAGCCCTACGCTTAGACTGTTCGATATGTACTGTTTGGTCAACTAGATTGACGCTATCCCATGTAAGCATACGCATGTCACCCAGACGTTGACACCACTCATAGGCCATCTGTGCAATAAGACCTATGTTACGGGTGCTAAAATCGCCGTAGGCTACGTCTAAGAACTTCTTGACATCTTCCCTACCCCAAACAACCTTACGCTTCTCAGCGGCTCTCTTACGCACGATAGCGAAAGGATTAGTCTGGCACAGTTCTTCTCGCACCCCATGATTAAACAGGATACGTGTTACAGATATCGTATGGTTGGCAAGATGTATGCCACGCACACACCATTCGTTGTATGCGTTTTTTGCCATACGTGTTGTAATTTTATCACACTCAAAGTGGCAGAGGGAAGAACCCTCTACCTCAGTGTTTAACATAACATTGATGAAGTACTTATACTGCGTCTTAGTTTCATCTCGTAACTGCTTGAAATCAAACGAAGAAGTATAATCATGTACTAACTTTTGTAGTTTCATTATGCCGCTACCAGATTTTGAAACAGTGAACTGTCAACCCATTGTGCAACTTTATTTTCTCTGTTGAACATGGTTACTGCTTCTGTATCATTGCCTGTATTACGCATGGAGAAACCATTACGTTCATCTGCATAGGTAGCATAGTTTGTAAAGGCTGAATACAGAGCGAACTTGTTACGCCCACGTATACCAACCTCTTGGTTATACAAGATAAACATTTTATCTGCGGCACGGTCAGACTTCATTAGCTTTTCCAAGAAAGCCCGGACATCTACTGCCATAAGGCTTGTCTCTGCCCATCGTTGTAGCTGTTCAGTCTGCTTGTAGAAATCCTGACGCGAGTTACGTAGGTCACTGATGAATCTGTCCATAGTAAAGTTGGATGTATTCTTTCTACGTACCTTGTCATGCTCACCTCGTATCATGCCGTTGGTACAGAAGAAATCAATAGCACCAAAGAACACTTGATTAGAGCAGCTACCATCAATACCATGTAGCGCAATGATACGCTGTGATACTGTAGTCTCATGTCTGTCTGTCGAAATCTTGGCTACGGTGTTAGGCAATTGAATGTCCATCAATGCCCACGCATCCTGTCTCGCACGTTTCCATGATACCTTTGCATCACTCAGTTCATCACTGGATAGTGTCTCAGTCATAGTATCTTGTACACCATGAAAGAAATCTTTGTGTGATGCACAGTTGAATGTGTCACCCACTACACCAATGTACTCACCAGTGTCACCATTGATGACGTACTTTTTATCACGTACCTTGGTTGGTTCAAAGTGTACATCAAACTCTAGGTTCTCTGGCACTTGGTCAATAAGGTTTGAAACATAATCTAATGGCATGATAAATCTCCTTTCGTTGCCGTTAACTGATGTTATCATATATAGCAAATATAAAACACACTGTCAAGTATATGTATATATAATCTGCTAAGTCCATGATATTACTATCATTAATATAACTAACTCTATTAGTATAAGTGCTTCCATGTCTACCCCTTATCCTATATTAAACTGACGAATAAGGTCATTTAACTTATCTTCAAGCTGATTGAAATCATCACATGGAATACAACGTACACCACCATGATACAGGGCATCATCAGTTATGCTTGATGCTAACTTGTAGACATCTTTGATAGCTTGCATTTGCTTCTCATCTAGGTTGTCTATACGTACTTGCCTTGCATCACGCTCTGCCTCTTGTTGCTTTGCCCAATACGCAAGGCGTTCATCTTGTGTCATGTTCTCTAGTTTTTTGCTCATGCTACTTCTCCTTTCATCCATTGTGGCATACTACGTCCTTTGTTGTAGCTGGCAAACTTTCTTTTGTCAACCCTGTAAAACCTGCGATACGCAGTAATAGGCCAGTGTTCATCTGTCTTTAGTTGGTCATGACCACTGAAGCACTGAGGGTGCGGGGTCACAAAGTTTCTATAGTCAGGCATATACTTTA